GGGTGCATGATGGGGTGCATGATGGATCATGAGAAACAAGATCAGCGCACCGGTCCCATGGCGCAGAAGCATCGAAGGGTGGACTGACACCCTCAAGGCGGCCGGCCTATCAGCACAGACAATCAAAAGCCGACGATACAAGATGGTGCATCTCGCGGCGCTGCTCATGCCGTCAGGCCCCAAAGACGTGACCACGGAGCAGATCGTGCAGGCGTTCGCACGGCAGCAATGGAAACCCGAGACGCGCAAAGCGTACCGGAACACCATTTCGTCGTTCTTCCGATGGTTGCACAAAAGCGGCCGGAGAAGCGACGACCCGAGCCTGGACGTGCCACGCGTGAAGAAGCCGCACGCGCATCCCAGACCATGCCCGGACCGTTACATCGCTGCGGCGATGGAGAAGGCCACGTCGTCGGAAAAACTCATGATCCGGCTCGGTGCGGAGTGCGGACTGCGGCGTGGCGAGATCGCGCGGGTCCACAGCGATGACGTCGTGGCCGACAGCGCCGGCCGGTCATTGATCGTGCGCGGCAAAGGCGACAAGCAGCGCATAGTGCCGTTGCCGGATGATCTGGCCGACATCATCATGGACGCTCGGGGCTACCTGTTCCCTGGCCGGTTCGTCGGCCATGTGGAGGAGTCCTATATCGGGGACCACATCAGTCATCTGCTGCCGGACGGATACGCCGCGCACACGCTGCGCCACCGGTTCGCCACCACGGCCTACGCCGCCACACACGACCTGTTCGTGGTCGCCGAACTGCTCGGCCATGAATCGGTTGAGACCACGGAGCATTACGTTGCGATGCCGGACGGCCGTCTGAGAGAAGCCACGGCGGCCGTCCGGCTTATCTAGGCCGCGTGACGTGCCGACAGCCTCGCCTTTTTGACGCGGGCTTTCGCGGTCACGTCGTTGTCCTTCCAGTAGCACCAGATGGCGCTGCCGGCTGTCCATGCGAGGCTCACGAGCTGCGTGATGGTCGTGTCATCGATGTTGAGCACCGGATGGCCGAACATGGTCAGTCCCTGGTTGACAAGCGCAAGGAGCAGCACGAGGAATCTGGATATTGTGCCGCTGTCGATTCTCGGCGTCGTTGCCTCGGCGTTGCCATCGGCGGCGGCCATGATCTGCGCCGAGACGGGCATTGCGTCATCCTCCGTTGTGTTGGCCGTCGGGAGTCGGTTTTCCGTCGTGTCGGTCATTTCGCGGTCCCTTCCAGCTTGCTGATTTTTTCGGACAATTCGCTGATCTGCTTCTGCTGCGCTTCAAGGGTCTTGGTGAGCTGTTTCAGCATTCCGGGGATCTCGAAGCAGATGGTGTTGTAGATGTTGCCGCCCGGTGCCGAGCCCTTGTAGCTGTATTGCATGATGCTGTCGCGGATGCGCTGCGGCAGCTCGTAGGTGAGCAGATTGTACATGTTGCCGCCCGGTGTGGCGTTCTTTCCGTTGGGCTTGTATGCCCAGTTCCATACTTCGTCGCCTGCGTTGGACATGGTTCCTCCTTCAAGGATTCGGTTTGCTTGGTCGATGATCTGCTTGTATGGCAGTCCGTTGGGCGCGAGATCGGGGCAGGCGAGGTGGTCGGTGCCTGGAATCTCCCTGTGCAGCCACACATTGCCTTTCAGGCCGTCGTGCCACAGTTTTTTCCATCCGTACCTTCTCGCGATGTCGGCGCACAGTCTGGCGCTTGCGTCGATGCACTCCTGGGTGCATACCGCGCCGTCGGCCATGCCGCCCTCGTGCTCGATGCTGATGGTCGAATTATTCGATGCGTAGTTCGCGTCCGAATAGCTGCCGTCGAGTTCCGACACGTATTGGTGGATCTCTCCGGTCGCGCCGACGCCGTAGTGGGCCGATGCTCGGCTCGACTGGTTGGCGAACGTGGAATCGGTGCCGGCGAGGTATCCAACCATGATGTGCAGCGTGATGTGCGTGACGCCGTAGCCGTTGCGGCCAACGTAATGGTTCGGGCTTCCTTTCCAGATGATGCCGCTCATGTGGTTCCTTTCCTTCCTTTAGTCGAACAGGTCTTCCGGCGGCTCCGGCGGCGGTGGTGGGGCGCGCCTGTAGATGTGGTCGATGAGTTGCCGGTTCCATTGCCAGAGGCGTTGGTTGTCGGCCTGCATCTTCTGCGCGAGCCGGTAGGCTTCCATCTTGTTCTTCGCGGCGGCCGAGAGGGTGGAGACCAGTGCGCCGACGACCGCGCCGACTGCGCCGACGATGGCGATGATGAGATCCGTCACGCGTCGGGCTCCGTGTAGATGTAGACGATCCAGACGTTGAGCGCGCTCGTGTTCGATGCGCCTTTGCGTACGATGATCTCGGATGGTGTGACCGTGACTTCTGAATGCCAGTAGGTGTCGGTGGCGAGGTACGGTTGGAGCGAGCCGCCTTTTCCTTGGGTGATGACGCGGTAGTCCAGTAGGCTGTAGATGCTGAAGCCCGGTGGGGTGCGCGAGTTGTTGGTCAGGTTCTTGTATTCTCGGACCTGCATGCAGATGCGGCGGCCGTCCACCCATTTGCGTCCGGTGTAAATCCGCGAGTTGAGTCTCCAAGTGCCGTTCCATGGCATGTCGGCGGTTCTGGTCTTGACCCATTGCGCGCCGTCCCACACATATGGGCCGTTGTCGTCGTTGCCGCCGGTGACGAAACCTGTTTGGCCGATGACGCCGGTGATCTGCCGAAGGGCTTCGAGGGTGGTCGCGACGGCCGGTTTGACGCCTTCCGGCGTGGTCCTCCGGTCCACTTGGTCAAGCGCCTTCTCGAACGTGTCGGCCATGCTCTTGAACGAGTCCGGCGCGGTTGATACGAGGTCGGAGCCTTCGGGATACGAGAGGCCGTAGATTGGTGTTGTTGCTGTCATTGTGTTCCTTCCTTTTCGGCGGTGGGCGAAGAAGTGTCGATGATCTGGATCATCGAGAGGTCGCAGATGTGCAGGTCGAGCTGCTGCCAGCTGAGGGTGGGCAGGTCGGTCCATGTGATCTGTTTCGTCAGCAGCGGCCGGAGCGCGGCCAGCGTCGCTTCCTGGGTGAGCGTCGGCTTGCCGTTGCGCCACCGGTATGAGAGCGTCCCGCCGATGGTCGTGATGGGGCCGGTGAAGGCCGGTCGGCCATCTGAGCCGGTCAGTGCCGACGCCTTGGCCTTGACGATGATGAACGGGCCGGACGGGCTCGCCTTGTACAGCCATGGCAGGCGCGCCGGGTCGATGCGCGTGCTGTTGAACGTCACGGGGTCCGGGACCATGCGCAGGTCGTGCGATTCGAGCCATTGCGCGACGTTCGCGCGGTCGGTGTCGCTGACGTTCGATGTGGCCCCGCTGTTCCACACGCCGCCTGAGTCATCGATTGCGAGCATGTCGGAATCGAGGGTGAGGCTCTTCTGCGTGGCGGTCAATTGGGAGGGCAGACGGTGCTGGTCTCCCATCGTGATCTCGACGTCATCGAACGAGAGCTTGCCGTTGTCCGATTTGACGCGTTTCGCGTTGATGACCACCTGAGTCAATGGTTCGGGGATGCTCAGATCGGTCGATGCCTCGATGTCGGAGGCCGAGAGCGCGTGACGTGTCTCTCCGCCGGTGAGGATGCTGAGACGGCCGTCCGACGACAGGTGCACGGCTATCGGGTCGGCGAGGAACAATGGCCGGAGGCTTGATGTAGCGCCGTTGTAGACTTCGTGCCATTGCGGGAGTCGTGGGCCGGCGGTGAGCCGGTGCAGCAGGTCGAGCTGCGATGGATGGTCGGATGGCGTGTATGGCGCGACGCTTGATGGCAGGGCGAGGCCGTCCAGTTGTGCTTCCGGAGCTCCCTGCGCCGATGCCCGGCGGTTCATCTCCGCGAGGCGTGCGGCCGGCGTGCCTATCCAGTGCGCGCCGTTCCATTTCGCGGCCGTGTCTGTCGGTCCTTGGGATTGCAGGCGCTTCCACACGGCCATCCTCGATGTGGCGGAGAGTTTGAGCAGCCACCCGCCGCCGCTGGCCGGTTCGACGCTGCCGCCGGTGGAGACGGTGCCGGCGAACATCGTCATGGCCTGCGAGTCCGGCGAGTCCGGAGAGACTGGGGAATACGCCCTGTGTAGCGAGTCGATGGGGATGCGCAGATCTTGCCAGCTGCCCATCGCTGGCGTCAGGTCCATCCATCGCGGCTGGTTGGAGAACTGCACGACCACTTTCATGCCGGCCAATGTCAATGCCTGGCCGGCCAGCCGTCCGGTCCGGTCGCGCAGGGTGAACGACATCACGGTGGGTTCCGGTTGTTCGTCGATGCTGTCGCTGCCCCAATCGATGGTGAACGAGTCTAGGGCCGCGATGTCCTTGGCGGAATCGTTCACCGGCGTCCAGCCGCTGCCGGTGTCGATGAACATGAAGCATTGCTGCATCACGACCTCCTTGCGTCGTAGTCGGCCAGAAGCCGTTTGATGGCCTTGGCGGTGCCGTCCTTGTCGATGACCTCGCCGTTGATCTCCACGTTCCAGGTGTTGACCACTGGCGTGGTCGTGTTGCCCTGGGCGGAGACGTTGAGGGGCATGGCCGCTAGTCTGCGGTTGGCGCGGCTGATAGCGGTCTCGACGTGGTTGTCGAACCCGTTGTTGAGGCCCTGTGCGAAACCGGTCATGATGGCCTGGCCGGCGGGGATGAGCAGGCGACGGTCGTAGCTGATCGGGCCCTTGTGGGCCTTGATCCAGTCGCCGATGCCGCTGATCCAGCCGGTCACGTTGCTCCACATCGATTTCAGGCCGTTGAGGAAACCGCTGATGATGCTTGCGCCGGCGTTGTACAGGATGCTGCCGGCGTTGCCGAAGAACCCGGCGATGGAGCCCGGCAGTCCACGGAACCAGCCGACCACGCCGTTCCACGCGTTCCTGGCACCGTTCGCGGCCGAGCTGAAGATGCCGATGATGGTGGAGCCGAGACCGGAGAAGAAGCCGATGATGCCCTGCACACAGCCGGAGAGGAAACCCGTGAAGCTCGACCACACGGCCTTGCCGGTGTTGGTGCAGGTGAAGAAGTAGGTGAGTCCGGCCACGAGCGCGGCGATGAGCGTGATGACCAGCATGATCGGGTTCGCGGCCATGACCGCGTTGAGCAGCGCTTGAGCGACGGCGGCAATCCGCATGGCGGTGGTGACGGCGGTGACGGCCGCCACGGCTCCGCCGATCGCGGCCACGAGGGGGGTCACGAGATCCGTGTTTCGACTGATCCAGCCGCCGGCGGTCTTCAGCCAGCCGCCGACCGTCTGCGCGGCCGTGGCGACGGTGTTGAGCACGTTGCCGAACGCGGTTCCCGCCGGCTGTCCTCCGGTCATCGCATTCACGACCGCCATGATGCCGTTCCACAATGATTGCAGGCCGCCGCCGACCGACTGCGCGGCCGACTGCAAGGCGGTGAACGCTCCGGTGTCCTTGACCTGGCCGAAGAACGTCTGCAATCCCTGCACGCCGGTGGTGGCCAGACTGGTCACGGCAGTTGATGCCGCGTTGATGCCGCCGGTCACGGCAGGTTTGAACAGGTTGAACGCGTCGGTCAGACCACCGACCACGGCGGCTTCGAGGTTGCCCATGGCTCCCTCGATGGTGCTGGTCGATGTCGCGGCCTGTTTCGCCACGTCGGTCATGCCGAGGTCCAGCAGCGCCTGGTTGAACTCGTCGGCCGTGATCTCGCCCTTGGCCATGGCGTCACGGAAGTTGCCCGTGTACGCGCCGTTCTTCAGCAGGGCCTCCTGGAGTTTGCCGGACGCGCCCGGGATGGCGTCGGTCAGCTGGTTCCAGTTCTCGGTGGTGAGCTTGCCCGCGCCTGCGGTCTGCGTGAGCATCATCGCGACGCTTTTGAACGTGTCGGCGTTGCCGCCGGCCACTGCGTTCAGGTTGCCGGCCGCCTCGGTCAGTTCCATGTAGTTGCCGATGCCGTTGGCGGCCAGCTGCGCGGTGGTGTTCTGGATGTCATCGAGCCCGTACACGGTGTCGTCCGCGTATTTGCGGGTTTCCTTGGCGGCGGCCTGCACGGCCTTCGTGTCGATGCCGGCGAAGCTCATGGTGTTCATGAACTTGTCGGTGCTGTCCGACATGTTCACCACGTCGCTGGCGAAGCCCTTCACCGTGTCCCACAGCGCGGTCACGCCCTTGACGGCGAGTCCGCCGATGGCGCTGCCGAAAGCGGCGGCCTTCGTGGTGGTCTTCTCGAACGCCTTGACGGCATCATCGGCGTTGCCGGTGATGCGCACGCTCATGATCGCGCTGTGCGCCACGGTTCACTCCTTCCGTGTTTCTTCCGCTTCCTTGAGCAGTTCGGCCAGTCCGGTGCCCCAATCCAGCTCGTCGGCCTCGTTCCTCCATTGCCATGGCGTGCCGCCGAAACGGCTTGCCAGGAGGAACGAGAGACGGCCGAGCGAGCCTTGAGGCCACGCGGCTAGTCCGTAGGGTTTCCCTCTTCCGGCTCCTCCTTCGCTGCCGCAAGGTCGAAGGACGCCACGGTGTCCAGCCAATGCTCGAAATCAGGCATGCTGCGGCCGGCCATGCGCAGGGCCGCGTAGGCCGCGTACGCGCCGGAACGGACGGGGGACTGGGTGATGGGCCCCCAGCCCGCGTCGATGGCGTGCGCCTCGGCTTTGCAGGTGGCGCGCATGGTGATCGGCACTAGTTCGCTGGTCCCGTCCGTGTAGGTGATGCGGGTAGTTGCCATTATTTTCCTTTCACTTGGTTCAGTGTCTTGTCGATGAAGTCTTTGTAGACCTTTTGCCATTGGCTCTCGGTGGAGGCGACGCCGTTGTTGACGAAGAGCCGGGGCTTGATGCGGCGGGCTGGCCACCCGTAGTTGGTTGGTCCTGCGTAGGGCACGGCCTTGCGGCCGGCGCGGATGACGCCGGCGCGTTTCGTCGCACCGACACGCAGACTTCCGGCCAGCCGGCCGGTCTTGCCGCGCGGCGCGAGGTTGCGGACGGCGGGCAGTGCTATCTGCGCGGCTTCGCGGTTCACTTCCTTCAGGTCGTCCATGTCCGCGCCGGCCTTGCGCATCGTCTGCACGAAGCGTCTCTGGCCGACGACCATCAGCGCCTTGTCCGCCATCACTTGCCCTCGTATGCGGCGTGGGCGACGTTCGTGACGGCGAAACTCAGATCGTTCGTGTTCTTGGACTTGACGTCGCCGCCGATGGCGATTGGCGCGATGGTGACGTTGAAGGTCCACTGGATCTTGCCGTTCTTGTTTGGTACGAACTGGGCCGGCAGTGTTTCGCCCTTGTGGTCGAAGAGCCAGACGGCCAGACCGTCCTCGCTGAAGTCGTCGCCTATGGTGCCCTCGAACGTCCATGTGGTCGTGGTGTTCGTCTCCTCTGATCCGTCGAGGTAGGTGGTCGGGTCGTCGCTGCTGTTCGACGGGTTCAGCTGCGCCTTGGTCAGGTCGGCGCTGAAGTCCCTGCCGTCGGACGTGTCCGTGATCTTGAAGATGCCTGGGCCGAGCGTGCGGATCTTTCCAGCCATGATTGTTTCCTTCCTATTCTGTTTCTTCGATTTCCAAAGCGTTCAATGTGACCTGGTAGGCCGCGAGCGTGCCGGCGCCGGCCAGGCTCCAGCTTGCCGGCGTGGCCTTCTGCAGGTTCAGGCCCTTGTCGGCGAGCCGGTCGAGCGCGGCGAGGATGTCATCGACGGCCGATGGCTGCGTGGCCGGCGTGCCGGCGATGACGTCCAACGTCCAGACCGGTTCTGGCGGGCCCCATGATGGCCATTCCACGGTTGGCGGTTCGATGAACACCGCGACTTTGCCGGCTGTCGGACGGATCAGTTGGGCGTCGATGCTGACGCTGCTGACCAGTCCATCGAGCATGTCGGTGAGCGTGTTCATCAGCGCGGCGCGTTGTTCCTGGATGTTCATGCGATCACCATGCCCCCGGTGAGCACGCCGGCGGCGCGGAGTTTCGGCCAGACCGAGCGGAGCGGGTCTGTTGAGATCCTGAACGGTTCAATGGTCGAGTCTCCCACGTCCATCACGCCGAGGCGCGCGTCACGCATGTTGAACAGGTCGGCGGCGCAGGAGACGATGCAGTCGGCCAGCAGATCGTCGTCCACGGTGGCGGTGCCGACCGCGTGCGCGACGTATCGCTTCGCCGCCGCGAGTTTGACCGTGAGCCGTTCGTCCTCTCCGGCCGGGACACCCACCTCGTCGCGGAGTCGTTGCAGCAGGATGTTGTCAGCGATCATCATGCCGTGGCGAACTTCACCGGAATCAGGCCGTCGGCATAGGTCGTGGCCACGGCCATGTATCCGTAGACGCTGTAGGAGTTTGTCAGGCCGGTCACGTTCCCGTCCGTCAGCTGTGCGGGGCCGCCGGACTCCCAGACGGTCACGGCGGCCGGGTCGATGAAGCTGGCCAGCCCGGCATCGGCGTTCGGCAGCAGCACGACAGGGACGCGCATGAACGTGCCGGCCACGCCGGTCAGGTCGAAACTTCCGATGGTGTCCGACCCGTCGCCGCTGAGGTTGAAGAAACGGTCGCCGGTGTCCTTGAGCCCCACCAGCGCCTTGAGCACGTCCTTGGAGACCGCGAGGCGGGTCAGCGACACGTTGCGGTCGTCGGCCAGCTCGGACGCGTCGATGATCAGGGACACCCAATCGTCGATGGTCATGTTCGCGAGCTGCGGGGCGTCGATCTTGTTGGCGTCCTTGGACGCGTCGCGCTGAGCCTTGATCTCCGCATACAGGTGGTCGCGCACGGCTTTCTCGGTGGCCTTCGCGTAAGCGTTCTGCAACGCGGTGATCGCGGTGTTGAGCATCGGCGTGGTGCTGCGTTCGATGGTCTGGCGGGATAGGGTGGTGTAGCCGCCGTAGGTGTTGATGTCGGCCGTCTTGGTGCCGAAGCTGATTTTTCCGAAGGAAAGATCGGCGCCTTCCTCGGTCTGCTTGCCGGCTGCGGTGCCGTCGGAGGTCACGACATGGTATTCCATGCTCATGCCTGTGGCCGGGAGCGTGTCATGGGTCAGAAGCTGGGAGACTTTGCGGCGTTCCTCGATCAGTTTGAGGTCATCGGCGATCCAGGTGGCGGTGTTGCCGGTGTCCTTGGTCGAGATCAGGTCACGGCATTCCTTCATCACGGTCATGGCCTGCTCGTCGCCACGCGCGAGTGCCTGCATGTATTCGCCGTGGCTTCGGTAGGCCGCGCCGATGGCCGCCGGCTCTGGTTTCGCGCCCATCTTGGTGATTTCGGCTTTGATGCCGCGCTGTTCCTCCTGGACGGACTGGATCAGGTCCATCAGTTCGTTGTTGTTTTCCATGGTTTCCTTCCTGTGTTCGACGGCTGGTGCCGCTGATTTGGTCATTTTCGCGTTCTGGTAGGCCGGCCAGCTCACGATGCTGGTCTCAAGCAGCCTGACCTTGCGGCGGTGGGTGATGCCGTCGCGGTCCTTCTGCGATTCGATCGGGACGAAGCCGACCGAGAAGCTGTCGAGCACGCCGTCACGGATCAGGGTCATCGCGTCGCGGCCGCGTGCCGTGTCGCTGATCCGCGCGGTGATGTGCAGGCCGTCGTCGGTGCTTTCCGCGTTGGTGATCCGTCCGATGGTCTCGCCGTGCTCGAAGCACAGTTTCGCCTCGTCAAGCCCGTCGAACGAGCAATCGCGGTCGAAGGTCTCCGCGCCGTCCCACGTGTCGATGATGTCGCCGAACGGCACGGCGACGCCCTCCACCGTCGATGCCCCGGCGTCGTCGGCCGAGCGGAGCGTCAGCCCCTTCCAGGCGATTTCACGTTTCTCGATGTTCATTGGTCTTCTCCCTTCACGAGTGCCGGCAGCCCTTCCTTGCGCCTCACGTCATCGACGGTGAGGAAACCGGCCTCGATGGCGGTCTTGTAAGCCGTGTATCGGTCGCTCATGTTCGCGCGCTGCGAGCTGTCCCAGTCGAACTTCGCGGTTCGGCCGCGCGGCAGCAGGCGGTTGAAGATCTCCTCGATCTCGCCGGTGTAGGCCGCCAGCGTGTAGTCCGCGAACTCGATCCAGGACTGTTCGATGTTGCTGTAGGTGAGGTTCGAGCCATCGACGGCGGCGAGCATGATGCTTGCCGGGATGCCGAGCAGACGGGCGATCTGCGTGGTGTCGAACTTCTGCGTCTCCAGAAATTGCAGGTCCGCCGGCTTCATGTCGAGCGGCACGTATTCCAGGGCTTTGCCTAGCACCTTGATGTCACCTGCGGTGCCGTCGCTCTTCCACGCTTCCTTCGCCTGCTGCGCGGTCTCCTTCGTGACGTTCTCGCTCGTGCGCAGATAGCCCTTGAGGTTCGAGCCATCGGTGAAGAACTTCGTCTTGTAGTCGCGCGCGAGCTGCGCGCCCTCGATTTCCTCGCGCGCCGCCGAGATGGGGCCGAGGCCGCGAAGACGTCCGGGCACGTTGAGGAACTTGCTGTGCACGATGTCCTCCGTCGTGTAGTCGCGGCCGAGATAGGAGAACCGCAGGTCAGGCCGCGCGGGGTCATCGCTTTCGTCCGTGACGGTCACGTATTGCGGCGGCAGCACCTCGCATGTCACGATCTCGCCCTGCCAGTCGCGCACGATGCGGGTGAACGCGTTGCCGTCGAGCACGAGCGAGGCCACGATGTCGGCGATGAAATCACGTCGTGAACGGGACACGTCCGGCTGCAACACCAACGGGCTCACGTCCGGCAGATCACGGCCGCCTCGCTGCTCCACGACCGGGAGCCCGGTGATGGCCGTCTGCAACACCTGCACGCCACGGAACACCGTGGACAGTTGAAGCGGTTCGGTGTCCGAACGCCGTGCCGGCGGCTTGACGCCTTCCGGCATGTCCGTGCCTTCCGCGCCACGCGTGAGCACGCGGCCGGCGAGCTTCATTCGTTTCCAAAGGTTCATGCCGCCGAGAATATGGCCGCGGTTACGTCACGGCCAAAAAAACGGTGACATTCGGTGACAAACGGTGACAAACGGTGACACGTCAGAAGATTTGCAGCGCGCCGTCCGAGGGCAGGTGATGCGCGCCCCACGAGGCCAGCATGCATGATTCAATCGGCGAGGTCAGCCCTGTGCTGCCACGCCGTGTGACGCGCCACGCGTCGCCGCTCCACGTCCTTGCGCAGTTGGCCGCGCTTGCGTCGAGCTCGGCATCGGCGGCGTGGCGTATCAGCTTGTTCTGCAAACCACTGACGAATGCCTGGCCGACCGCGAGATAGTCGGCTGATTGCATGGCGATGAAGTCAATCAGTGGGTCGCCGGCTTCATCGGTCATGGATACGAGCCGGTCGTGCAGGTCGGCGTTAGGCCCTTTGCCGTCCATGACCAGCGGCGCGTGGTAGGTGCCGCAGATTCTCATGATCTCGGCGGGTGCCATGCCGGTGCCGTCCAGGACTTCGAGCAATTGCACGGTCACGGTGTCGTCATGGTTGAGAATCGCGGCCGAGATCGACGTGTTCGTGGCATCCACATCGACGGCCGCGGCGATCACCACGGGTCGGCCGTCGATCCGGTCCGGTGTGATTGGTGTGGCCAACGTCGATTGCCACAGCTGGTCGGGGATGACGCGCTCGGCCACGCCGTTGTCTCGCCGGTTGCCGAAGGCGCGCGCCCAACCGGCCTCGTTGCCGGCGAACTGCTCACGGAAGTCGCGCAATTGCCGGACGTCCCAGAGCAGGCCGGCGGCCGGATGCCATTTCAGGATCGTCTGGAAGTCATCGGGGTCGGCGTCGTCGGGGATGCCGAAATCGAACCAGCAGGTGCGTGTCGGCACGTTTCCGGCGCGGAAGGAGTCGAGCAGGCCGTTGAGGAACGTGGAATCTGCCGTGCCTTCGGTCGAGGTGATCCAGATCTGCGGCTGGACGCCGGTGAAATGAAGTCTTGTGTTCATGGTCGGTGCCATGCCGTCGAGGATCAGTTTGCCGGTCTCGTCGTCCAGACTGAACGCCTCATCGATGGTGAACTTGTCCATCTGCGTGCCATGGCCGGCCACTTTGGTCACGGCCAGCGGGCAGATGAAGCTGCCGTTTCCGAAACGTTGCTCCATCCCGCCGTTGGAAAGCCGCGGCTTGAGGGCGAACGGCGCGAGCTTCGATTTTGAGAGCTGCTGCACGAAGTCCTTGAAGTGTTTCTCGGCGTCCTTGCCGGTCTGCGCGAGGTAGTAGATCTTCCTGTCAGGTCCGAGCAGCGCGTTTCTCGTGTCCTCGGTATCGATCAGCGTGCTCTTGCCGCACTGGCGCGGCGTGCTCAAAACCACGCGGTCGTAGAAGTACGTGCCGGTGTCCGGGTCGATTTCCCCGGCCACGTCGGCCACGTATCGTTGCCATGGCAGCAGCGGCTTGCCGAGCATCTCGGCCGTCCTGGCCACGATCGCGCCGTCTGTCGGCCGTGATTCGTCGCGTTTCGTGCCGCCGCGCATGAGCATGGTCACAGTCCGGCCTTCGCGTCGGCGATGAAGTCGGCCAGCGTCGGGTCGAGCTGCGGCTGGTCCGGATACATCGACTTGAGTTCCTGGAACCATGTGAGCAGCGAGGTCATGTTACGGCTGATTTCGCGTCCCTTGTTGTTCTGGAGGTCGATGTTCCTGGCGATCGAGAGCATCGACTTGCAGATGTAGGTGGCTTCCGGCGTCAACGTCTTGCCGTCCATGAAGCTTTTGATGAGATTCAGGGTCGCCTGCTCCTGAAGGCCGATGATGCCGTAGGGATGCGTGTATTCCTCGAAACCTTCCAATATTCCTTGATTCATGTTTGTTTTTCCTTGGTTTTCCAACGTTTTTCCACTTTTTTGCATGGTTCTGGGGGGAGAAAAGACTTGGCGCGGGGTCTTCGGGCGGTCGACTGTTTAAAAAACCGCTACCAGCGTGGCCGAGCCGTGTCGTCGCCGTGCCTCAGGCCGAGAGCGGCGAGCCTTTGCCGTCTCGCGGCCATGCGGGCATCCACCGCCTGCTGCGTGAGGTGCAGCGAGTACCATTGCTGCGCCGTCCGATACTCCTGGTGCGAGAGGTCGAGCGCGAACGTTTCGGATGCCGGCGTCTCGATGACATGCACATCGTAGTCCAGTGCTATCCATTCCGATAGCATGTCGGGATGGCGGCGGGAGCGTGGCAGTGTGCGCACCAGCCACACATCCAACGGCTCGGAGCTTTTGGCCAATGTGCGTGCCGCACCGTCCCATGCCATCGCGGCGGCGAGGCGGAGCCCATCGCTTGCTTTGGATTGCGTCGGGCACAGGTCGCGCAGCAGGCTGTCGAAGCTGACCACGATGCTGTCACGGCGGAGCATGGACTGCATGGCCATGCCGAAGTCGGCTCGTGGCGGTCCGATGACGACATGCATCGTCGCGCCGTATCCTGACAGCACGCGGTCCTGGCGCATCGCGTTGCAGTGCTTGCAGGCGCGGCGCAGGTTCGCCACGGTGTCCTTTCCGCCATGGCTGAACGGGATGATGTGGTCATCCTCCGTCGCCGTGATGGAGCAGCCGGGCATGCCGAGCCAGCAGCAGTTGCCCCATGTCGCGATGACCTTCGATCTGATGCGCGGGTCTACCGTTTGCCTTCTCATGCCTTCTTGCCTTTCTCTCGTTGGGTGAGTATCCAACAGTTCACGTCCTGTTCCGCGTATCGGATGGCGTTGCCGATACGGATGGGCGGAGGGCCGATGATCGGGACCGACTGCCGCCACCGGATCAGCGTGCGCTGACTGACGCCCAACCGTTCAGACGCCTCAGCAGTGCTCAACATCCTGATGCACGTCACGATCTCGCCTTCTCCCTGAGCAGAAGCGCGATCTGTTCCAGTTTCGCGGCGAGCAGCGGCCAGTCGGCCTTCGAGATGTCGTGCCAGATCATGCTCGGCCCGTCCGGGTTGATGATGCTCTGGCCTATCTCCACGTCGCCGGGCTGTGGCCGGTCGTGGTCCTCGACGGCGAGCGATATGCGGATCTGCGGTTTCAAAACAGCTGCTCCTCTTTATAGATGGCTTGCGGTTTGCGGTTCGGGTGGTATGGCGTGTACGTCGTGGCCCATTTGCGAAAGCTGCGGCAGTCGATGCGCCATTCTCCGGCCTTGTATGCCGGCAAGCCTTTCTCACGAAGACTGAGCAGGGTGGGCACGTTCGGCTCGTTGAGCGCCCGGCAGACCTGGAACAGTTCGATGTCGGTGCGCCGGTTGTTGCTTGCGATCCGGTCAACCTTGTCGGCGAAGCCCTGCATGAGCATCCTGCGTGATTCGTCCGGATAGTTCAGCACCTCGTGCAGAGATGGTTCAATCCTCGATGACATAGGCCCACATCCCGCACCATTTCGCCAGCACCCGGAGCAGCGACTCGGAATCGTACATCTTGCCTGCGGTGGGTGAGCGGTAGACGGGACTCGGCACGCCCTTCTCCCCGTAGGCCATTCTTAGAGCGGCCTGTAGCTGGTTGTCGTTCAATCCGGACGCCTGCATCAAAGACTGCCGCGAGGTGTTGGCCTTGCACCTGATGTTCTTATCGATCATCGGGAGAGCCATCCGCATCTGCATCCTCAACTTGTCGGGGAACGTTGCCCTGCTCATTTCTCAATCTCCATTCATTCGTAGCTTTCGGTTGGTGAGCGCTTGAGAGGTCAAGACCTAGAATCTGCTGATGAAAACGCTCGGCCGAGATTCCCCGGCCGAGCCGTCAACAGATTCCAAAGGTCTCGCACAACGTTTCGGTCGGAGCCGCGCCGTCGATAACAAGAGCGGCCGAAGCCGCCGGGAATGGTCCCCAATCAGGCCACGGCCGAAGCCGCCTATGGTCGCCCGATTCCGCCTTAATCGACGGCCTGAGAGGGTCGGGAGCTAAATTTCGTCTCGCAAATGGCGCGATAGCCACGCGCCTGGCGTTGCCGGTCGCTAACCCGGCTCAGCGGTGGCAGGGGTACGCCATACGCCCCATATGCCGTTAAGTTTTGTCAGTCGTCGTCGGTGAGGAAATCACCAAGACGGACGATCGAGAGCACCAGCCCCAACATGAACAACACGAAGGGGCTGAGCAGAACCAGAAGAACGATCTTGATGAAACGTTTCACTGCTCGAAGCATCGCGCTATCTGCCTTTCCAAGTCCTCAAGCTCGACGCCGTTGAACGGGACGCGCACCGTCATGCCGTCCTCCGTCTCGACGATCAGCTCGAAGAAGCAATGCCGTTTGCCGTCCACTCGCTTGACTGTGACGCTCATTCCTGGGCTCCTTCCCATTCACGGCGAGCTCGCCTCGCGTGCGTCATCGCCTTGTTGATCGCGCCCTTCATCGCCTGAAGGTCGCCCATGTCCAAGCCATCGAACCCGAACGTGCTTCCGGCCACCTTGATGCGGCAGGCGAAGCAGTAGGGATTGCCGCCGGTGCATTCCGACGGGTCGATGTCCTGCACATGGAAGTAATTGCTGGTGCATTCCGGATTGAAAACGCTCATTTCACTGCTCCTTGATTCATGGATGGACGGTTAGGCTCCTTCCTCCGCAGCGATAGGCTTGTAATCGCACAAACCAAACCTTTCAAACAACGAAGGAAGGAAGAATATATGCACCTGAACTTCAGCGACATCATCGCCGCCATCTCGCTATTCTGGACGGCCATAACTTTCGGTAGAACGGTTCGGCATAGACCAGAGGCGTCATGGATGAACTCGTACATCGTCACTCGCCTGCCCAACGCGACGCCATCACTGACTGACGAACACGGCCGCTTGCCAGTCAGGAAGGCCATGATTGCCAACGACGGCGATGGGGACGCTTTCGATGTCCGAGTGTTCGGACACAACTGCATAATCCGCGCATATGCATGGGAAAAACTCTCAAACGGTAACTGGAGAATCGGAGAACGGACGATGGTCCCGCGCATATCCAACGAAGACGGTGACGACGTGAAAATAGCCATCTGGCCGCCCGAAGGCGCGGATGCCATACCCGAGGATGCCAGGATCTGCATCCACTGGACCAAATCACCTACAAGACTGCGGCGCTGCGGATACGAAGAAATACCCCTCACTTCGGAACTCGCCGACAAATGGTGGGAGGAAAAGGACTGGAAAGCATCGCACAGACTGGCCGAACGATTCCGCACATGGTGCGCACACCGAAGGTTCCACCGCAATCCCGAAGACGCCAGAAAATCACCGCAACCAACCATCTGAATCACCGTGACGCGTAAATCGAAACCAGAATGGAACAAACCAGAGCCGTAATAGACAAAACAAGATGCCAATCCATCACTTCACCTCCAACGGAGCACGACCAAGAAGTTCGTCTACCGAAACTTCCAAACAGTCGGCAATGCGCGACACATCGCGCAAGGTGAAGTTCTTCAGGCCGCGAAGTTTGTTTGAAAGTGCTTGTTCGCTTAACCCGGCTTCGTCCGCAAGTTCGCGCTGCGGCATATGCTTCGCGCGCAACTCGCGTCTAACCAGCTTGGCGATAGTTCGTTGTTCATTGATTACTAAACTCACAGTTGATTATTTAAGCACAAGCAAACTGAGATGATAAAAGTTGGGCGTGTCGCACAAACTAAACTAGTGGTTTATAATTGCGGTATGACAACAACAATGATGCC